ATACAGATATGGTCGCATTTATTAAAAGAAGATAAGGAGTATACTTATGAGTAAAATAATAAAAGAACCTAAAAAAGTAAAACTTACAAAAAAAGAGAATGAACTTATAAAGAAAATTATTGGAGATTTAGTTGATCAGGGTATCAGACCCCTGGTGCTACTCGGCCTTGCAACCCATTGTGTGGGCGCTGTTTCTTACACTACGGGAGGTATGGATACTGATTTATTGCTTGATATAGTCAAATATCGTGTCGAGGATCATTTAGAAAAGCTAAGGAAAGATAAATGATCTGCCATAAATGCAAACAACCCATACCGCACAGAAGACACGCCTATTCTCTCAATACCGGAGAGGGAGATGTCGTCCATGTGTTTTGTAGGGACAGAATCAATGGGTGTGGATTGCTCCATAGACCAACAATTAAAAATCATGATATAATTACACCATGAAAAGCACAAGACTCAAAAAATTTGACGAAGAGAAGTCAGCCTGGGTAGATACTCTACTCGAAAAGGAATTAAATCCACTGGTATTGCGATTGTCAGAATTTCTCTCAGACCGGATGAATAAGGGAAAGATGAATGCGTTGTATCGAATACTTCATCTCATCCTCGGATACTTCTACCGGCTCGAGATAGACCACGCGCAACAGGGAGTGATGAAGACGAAAGGGTTTAGAAAACAGGGGTTATTTATTAAAAGCGTAATAGTAACAGTAACTTTGAACAAAAAGGAAATAGGGAAAAAGGAAATACCCTTGGGACTTTTTGCAGGATAATATGTCAGGGATAGATAGAACAGAGATTTTGAGGAAAGATTGCTCAGTATGTCGAGGAGAGGGATATACTGGATCAGCTGGAGGGGAGCAAGCATGTGACTCTTGTGGTGGATCAGGGATGGTAGAGAAGGAAGTACCTTTCAAATTCGATGGCCCACGATCGGAAGAAGAAATACAAGAATTGTGGGGATAAGGAACAATGGCACCAAAAAAGAAAGTAACAACACCAAAGAAGAAGCCAGATAGTAAGAGACTCAATGGAAAGGAGTCAGGCAAACTAAAGAATCCCAAGTGGGAGCTTTTTAGTCGTTTATACTCAGGATCAAATAAAGAGTTCTTTGGTAATGCTACAAGGTGCTATAAACATGCTTTTGGGTATGATGAGAGATGGTGGGATGCAGAAGAGGCCAGGAAGGAATTTGCATATGGCTCAAATGAGTATCGAGCGCAGAAAAAGATACAAGCAGGGATCGATAAGACGTGTTCTGTTGAAGGATGCAGGCTCCTCGGAATCCCTAGTGTCCAGAAAAGATGCGATGAACTGCTTGATGAAACACTTGTTGATGTCAAAGTAGACCGAGAGAGAGCGAGAGTGATCAAACAGAATAGTGACTTCTCTTCAAAGATACGAGCAATTGAGAGCTATGACAAAGTGAAGAACAGAGTCAAAGGAGGTGGCGAATTGTCGGGAGAGATTATTGTTAAATGGGAAGACTAACCCATGTCAAAAAATACAGTATTCAAAATAAGCTATAAGCCTAGAAATTGGGCCAAGCAAATGCACAGCACACTAAAGCGATTTATTGTGCTTGTTTTGCATAGACGTGCTGGAAAGACTACCGCAGCTATAAACCATCTCAACCGTGATGCGCTCAGGTATGCAAATACAAAGTACGCATACATTGCCCCAACCTATAAGCAAGCGAAGCGTATTGTGTGGATCATGCTCAAGGGGTATGTCAAAGGAGTGCGCGGTATACGTTTCAATGAGTCAGAGCTCACCGTGTTCTACCCAAACGGCTCAGTCTTGATCGTGGCAGGAGCCGACAACCCGGACTCTCTCCGAGGTATTGGACTACATGGAGCATTTCTTGATGAGTATCCATTGCAGAACCCTATTATCTTTACCGAGATTTTATCAAAGTGTGTCGCGGATACTATGGGATATATTATCTTTGGAGGTACACCGAAAGGAAAGGATCACTTCTACCGGACAATGCTTGTGGCAGAGCAAGATCCAGATAACTGGCTTTTAATACGAAAAACAATTGATGAATCCCTCAAAGAAGAGGATGGACAGGTCATAGACAATCTTAGAAACGCCTTAGAGGACGATAAAAGGCTTGTATTACAGGGATTGATGAGTGAAGACCGCTTTCAACAGGAGTGGTACAACTCTTTTGAGGCATCAGTACCAGGTGCGGTATATCTCAAAGAGATCAGTTTGGCCCGAGAGCAAGGGAGACTTGGACTCGTATCACACTATGCTGGGCAACCGGTATATACCGTGTGGGATCTAGGAGTGGGAGATGCTAATGCTATTGGGTTCTTTCAGGTTATAGCAGGACGACCCGTGATGATTGATTACTATGAGAATACAGGACTAGGATTGCCAGCGTATATCAAGATAGTAAAGGATAAGCCCTATATCTATGCGAAACACTTTGCTCCACATGACATCAAGCAGAGGGAATACACCACAGGGCAGACCAGACTAGAGACAGCAAAGACTCTTGGAATAGAATTTGAGGTAGTACCAGGAGTCAGTCTTGATGATGGAATTGATAAGACTCGTATCTTCTGGTCACGTCTGATTGTCAATACAAGGCTATGTCAGACGTTTCTGGACTTGATTGGTATGTATCACTACATTGTGGATGAAACAACCGGTATGAGGTCAAGAATACCTCACCATGACTTTACATCCCATGCAGCCGATATGTTGCGATACGCCTCTCTGGTAGAAGACCAAATGAGGATGGATGAAGTCTTTGATGATGTAGAAGAGACTGATACTTCGTTCTATGAGCCATACATGGGTACAGAGGATCCGTGGAATGAAGACAAAGGACACCCGATGCTAAAGGGAATCGATATAGGAAAACTGTAACATATCAACACAAAAAGATGCTTGACAAAATAAAGCATGGTATAATTTATTCGTAACACTTCATTGCCGCCTTCATGCGATGGAAAAAACATACACACAAACAAACACAAAAGAAGAAGGATCAGTAACAGTCAATCCACTTGCGGATAAAGCGCTACAGGTTGCATGCAAACAATATCGTACAGCGATAGAATTTCAGCAACCACGTTTCAATGAGATCCTCGAGAATGAAAGAATGCTTGCAGGAAAGACAACACCAGCGCTTAAAGGACGAAACAACGTACCTTTTGACAGCGTTGTGATGTCTGGGTTTATTGATACTTTGATCTCAAAGATTGACGAACCTCTTGATATCGATTTTATACACACACGAGAAGAGGATAAAAAGGCAGCAGAGAAGACAAAAGCAGTATTTGAAGTAGAGAGCTCACCAGATTATGAGAATTGGTCAGCAAAAGACTTGGATGCAAAGAGACTCGCATCAACGTCTGGACGAGGATTCTTTAAGTTTTATGCAGAGAATGATCCAAAGTTCAAGACATGTCTTGATGTTGTTGACACGTTTGACATGTACACCGAGCCACAAGGGGGACGGTATCTTGATAAGCATATATTCAAAGGGCAACACAACATTTTCAGAAGTGAGACTGATCTCAAAGGAGGAGCAGAGTCCGGATACTACGACAAAGGTCAGGTAGATAAGCTTATAGCTACAGCCAAAGCAAATCCAGAAGGATTCAAAGAGACTGAGGATATCTACAAAAACAAGGTGAGTCTCATGCAGACACGGGGGCTTGATATTCAATCTCACAACTATGTGGGAGAAGACCTGTACATGCTCAACGAGCATGTGATGAAGATGGGTGGGCAATGGTTCCATATGGTATTTTGCTACAAACACGCGGTATGGTTGCGATTCAAGAAGCTTGAGGAGACATTCAGTGTGGCAAAAGACTATCCAGGCCGTGGGCCATGGGCATCATGGGCGACACACATCGATCCTTTCAACTTCTGGTCAAAGGCACCGGCAGATGATGTACGACCTATCGCGGCATCAATGAAGAAGATATTCAACCTTACGATTGATAACCTCGAGAAGCGAAACTGGGACATGAAGGCGTTTGATTCGAGAGTATTCCCGGATAAAACAAAGCTTTCATGGGGGCCAAACAAGCTCATACGGGCAAACCTAAGCAACGCAAAGGGGCTCAAAAACATCTCAGAGGCAATCTACGAGTTCCAGACACCAGACACAACAAGTATTTCAATCAATTTGTTCGAGTTTATGGACAATATGATCGGTAAGAGTACCGGTATCACCGCAGGAGCGCAGGGAAAGACTGATGATGAGAAGGTGGGTATCTACTTTGGAAACATGGAGCAAGTGGCAGACCGAATGGGTCTTACAAACAAAATGTACAAGCAGGTATATGAGGATCTAGGAGTCATGTTCAAGTATGGGGTATACGACAATCTCCGAGAACCATACGCAGTCAAGCTCATAGGACTCAAAGGGGTAGAGTGGAATGAAGAGCTGAGACGTGAAGATGCAGCAAAACCTTTCAGGGTAGCAGTATCAGGAGGAAATGATGATCAAAAGATATCAGGACTCATGGCACAAAGGCGTGATGCAACGCTCACAAGAATTGAGAACAACCCGGCGCTTGCAGGACAGCTCAATCCAAAATGGCATATACGAGAAATACTCGAGAATGGAGGATTCGAGCCAGAAGCAATCAAAGTAGGGCTTGATACCAACACTGATGCAGACCAAGGACTACTCTCTGAGGCAGCACAAGCCATTGCAGACATCGTGAGTGGTAAGTCTCCAAAGGTCAACAGAGGAGCAACGAGTGGGTATGTACAGAAGATTGTGGACTTTGCTCGAGATAACGAGCTTGAAAAAGAAGTTATCGAGAAGCTTGTACTCTTTGCAAACGCTCATATCCCTATCATGGTGCAGAATATGGCCCGTCAAGCTGCTCTTCTCAACATGATGAAGCCAGCCCAAGAGCAACCTATTCCAGCAGGGGCAGGGGGAATGGAGCGGAGGCCGGAGGAAGCATTACCAGTAACAGCATAAAAATAGTATGGGTATCATCGACGAACCAAAAGTATTACAGAACATTAAAAAGATACGGGCTAAACTCCAAGGGACAGACCGAGATGATCACCTCGAAGAGATAGACCAATGGGAAAAGGATGCAAAGAAAGCCATCCTGGTGGCAAACCTTCAAGATCATGAAGGTATCAAAATCCTTTCATCAAACATTGCAAGAGAGATCGCAAACTTGAATACACGTCTCACGACAGAGAAGTCAGACACTCTCCCTGAGACAACGCGCGATGTGATCATTGATGTCCGGGACTACATGGTCTGGTTCCTGGGATTCTTTGCAGATGCGCAAAGAAGTCTCAAGGAAGTAGAGGAGACTGTGGAAAACCAGCTAGAAGAAGATGATGAAGATTAGTATAATATATATATGTTCACGTCAAGAAAAAAGAAGCTGGGTATGAGTGTGCCGGAGTTTGTATCAGCAAACAAAGACTTGCTCATTATCGTGGCAGATCCAAAAACTGATTCGATCTATGTCGCTTATAACAACAAGATTGTTGCAGGGAACATCAAGAGTGCCGATGGTAAAAAGCTCCATCTGGTACGAGGTGTTCTAAAAGATAGCCTCTTCCGGAAGAATATTGATTTATTCATTGCCTCGATTGTAGATACAATCAAATTGCCATTGCGCAAAGGTAATCAATTCTTTATGTTTCTGGACGGAGCAATATTTAATATCGCTAAGTCACTAGCGAAAAAGAATAAGATCAAGAGTCCGTTTGTACCAGAGTCTCACTCTGATTTATCAAAAAATTAGTAATTTTAATAAAAACATTATGGCAGCACAAACACCAGAAGAGAAGAAAATCAAAGCAATCACAAAGGCCCTAGTAGGTCACGGGGTTGAAGAAGTAGAGCTTAAAGGGATGTCTCTTGAAGACCTTGAGGCAAAGCTTGCAGAGACTAAAGCAGAAGTTTTGGATGGAGTTGAAGCAGGGCAGGTAGAAGAGAAGGCCCCAAAGGCTAAAGCTCTTCCTGAGCTTATTCCAGGAGAAGGAGAGTGGGTTATGAAGCAAGATGAGTCAAGTATCCGATTGTACAACGAATTCGGACAAGCTATGTCACCGATCACAAAGGAAGGTACAGAGCAAGCTCGAGCATTGCACAAAACATTTGCAGGTATCCGATCAAAACTTGCAGGACGAAACAAGAAGAAATAACGAACTTTTACAACCAGCCGCCTGAGTATATGAATCACATTTTTGGTGGTTCTTATACCTATTTTCAATAGTAACAATCCAGGCGGCGTGTTCAGTGGAAGTAGGTATAAGAGCCATCAGCAATGATGGTCTTTTATGAGCGTGGGTGAGCCTTTATACATCCGGAGTTATGAATTAGCTCCTTAACAAATAACCAAACATGAATAATCAAAAAACAGAGTTGAGTCAAGACAGCCAATTTGGGATTGAAAATCTCCCTGAGAATGAGAGAAAAGAAACCCAAGAAATTCTTGATAGTCTAAAGCCAGAAGAAAAGGCCGAAGACAAACCTGAGACACCTCCAAAAGAAGAAGAGAAAAAGGAGGATGACCAGGAAAAGCCTGAGGAAAAGAAAGAACCGTCACTTATACCTGCATATAAAATAAAAATTGCAGAGAAACAATGGGAAAAGGAACGACTTGCCCTTGAACAAAAGATTGAAGATCTTTCTAAACCAAAGGAAACGCCTCACGTTGAGGATGAAGGAGACAAACCAAAAGAACCCGAATCAAAGTCAGACGTTGATATCAAAGAGCTAGCAGACGAGCTAGGTGTTGATGAATCCGTGGTAGATAAAATTGTGAAGGTTGCAGAGGCGCGAGCCAAAGCAGCGAATAAGCCATTTGAACTATCACCGGAGGACAAGCATGCCCTCGTTGTTGCGAAACAATTTGAAGAAAAGCAACGTGTTGAACTTGAGGAAGCTATCTTTGACCAGAGTTTTGATGAGAAGGTGTTACCGGAAATCAAAGCAGAATATGGGGAAGATGTCCCTTCATCAGTAGTACTTGACCTCAAAGAAAAACTACGCGAACTTTCATACAAAGAAGGGTATGAAAAAGTCCCTCATGATACGATATATCGAGGAGAGAAATCATTTAGAGAGGTTATTGCGCCAAAACGCAAGACCTCAGAACCAAGTGGGCTCGGATCATTTGAAGTGTCTGGTAAAACAGTACGTTTCGAGGATCTATCCACAGAGGATGTTGAAAAACTAAGTGATGAAGACTTTGATAAATATTCAGATCATATGGCTCGACGTGAAAATAAGAGGTAATTAACAACCTTTAATTTTTACAAACATGAGTAATACACTTACACCACTAAGCCCTACATATTGGAGTCGGCGAATGGGACGAAAACAATACAAAACAGATGTTTTCCGATCACTTGCAAACTTTGAAGAACAGGCAGTCCTAACAGACGGACAAAAAGTAGATCGACCATACCGAGCAAATATCGTTGTGGAGAACTACACAAAAGGAACTGCGCTTTCAGCACAAGACCTTACAGCTACATCAGATCAGCTTACTGTTGATACTGTAAAAGCGATGTTGCTATACGTTGATAACGTAGACAAGATCCAAAACAAGTATTCAGCAGCTAACGCATGGATCGATGAAGCAGGACGAAGACTTTCAAACTCAATTGATGCCGCGTTTCTATACCAAGTATTCAATGCAAACAACACTGTTGATGCATCTGACGTTGGAGGAACAGCAGGAGAAGGGATCACAGTATCTCCATCAAACATCTTGAATATTTTTGGAGCAATCAACCTACAACTTGATGCACAAAACATTCCAGAAAACGAGCGATTCTTTGTTATCTCACCACAGTTTTACAACCAGCTATGGATCTACATTGCAGGTAAAGCTACTCTTCTTGGAGACAAGACAGGGGAGAACGGAAACATTGGAGAGTATGCAGGATTGAAACTGTACAAGTCAAACAACTTGACAGGATCAGCACGATGGACACCAGCAGATAACCCAGCTAACGGAGCTACAATCTCTGTAGAAGGAATTACCTTCACTTTCGTTTCAACAATTGGAACAACAGCAGGAAATATTCTACAAACTACATCAACAGCCGTAACAATCGACAACCTTGTTGCATTGATCAATGCAGGTGGAGTAGGAGATGGAGTAAACTATGTATCTCTTTCAGATGCAAACAAGAAGATTGTACAAGAGTGGGTGGCCGTTGATGGAACTACATATTTTGAGGTTCGAGTAAAGGGAGGATCATACCTTACACTCACTACATCAGAAGTAGCAGACGTTTGGACATCAACAGAACAAATTCAAAACCTGCTTGCAGGACGAAAGGGAGCTATTGATGCAGTTATCCAAAAAGAACCTTCTACTGAAATGGGATCAACTATCTCAGCAGGTAAATCTGGAATGAACATCCTTCCTATGACTTTGTTTGGAGTACACACTTTCAACCAAGGAAAGAACGAAATTGTTCGAGTAAAGGTACGATCAGACGCTTACTAGCCTTAAAGGAATACAACCATGAGTAAATCATTGATGAAACCCTTTGTAATTGTCCTTGTTGTCGTTGCATTATTTGCAGTGGTACTAGGATTTGCAGCAAAGAAGGAAGTGAGTCTCGGTTCAGAAATTCATTTTACACAAGATGATTTCAAGGCTGGTATCAAAGTGGATGGTACAGAGATCATTAACAGCGCAGGGGAATTTGTTGGAGCTATTGCAGGTTCAACAGGAACATTCTCAGGAGCCGTTACTGCCCTCGCAAATGTATTGGCCCCAGCAGGAGATGCAACACTGACAGCGGCTCAATCAGGTTCTATTGTGAAAATGAACACAGCAGGACAGGATATAACGCTACCAACAGCATCAGCCTCAGTAGGAGCAGTTTATCGTTTCGTTGTTACAGCCGCAGTGGCGACAACAAACATGACGATTGTGGCAGCCCCAGCAGATACGATCGAAGGAACACTTATCGTTGCAGGAGCAGTCGTAGATTGTGATGCAGCAGATATCATTACATTTGTTATCGATGGAGAAAATATTGGAGACTTTGTAGAACTCTATACAGACGGCACAAGCTGGCTGATTGGAGATTCAGGAGTCCTCACAGCTTCAAAGATGACGTGTTCAGGATAGCCTTACTTCACTCTGGCCCTTTATAGGGCTAGGGATGAGGTCGGACTCAACATTATAAACATTAGAAAAACAAAACATATGGACGAATATTATTCAACAGCGCAGATCCTATCAGCAGATGCAAACACTACAAAGGTATTGCGAACAGATTCAGGACAACCTGGAAAGCTTGCATACATTACAGTATTGGCAGACTCAGCCCACACTATTGCCTTCTATGATGGCGTAGATACCTCAGGAGAGCTTATTTGCACAAAACCAGCATCTCTTGCAGTAGGGACATATATCCTCAATAGAGCGCTTAAAAATGGCTTGTGTGCCGCAGTAGCTGCCTCATTCGCAGGAAACATCGTTGTAAGTTATAGATAAATTCTATGCAAATAAATCCTCGGGAAAACTTTGTCATAACACATCAGATTGGTGATCACACTGATTCAACGACGTACTATGTGCGAGCGGTGATTCGTAACGCACTTACTGATACTGTTATTGATACCGTGGAGCTTATTGACCGGGGAGATCAGCGATTCAGTCAGAGCTGGCAAGCACCAGAGGATGTCTCAGGCCAGGGATTTTATATCTCTATAACGACGACGGTATATACCGATTCAGGATATACTGCAAAATCAGCTCTCTATTCAGAAGAGCAAGAGCGACACCTGGTACAGACAAGACTAAACCCAAACCTTGGTATGGGTGGAGGCGGAGGAGGTGGAATTGATGTTGATTATAAAAAGGTGCGCAAGATTGTAAACGAAGAAGTCTCAAAAATCGAGTTTCCCGAGGTTATTATCCCAGAACCAGTAGAGTATCCAGAAATTGATTTAGACCCAGTACGGAGCGATATTTCAACGCTCAATCGAAGTATGGGGGAGCTTGTGGAAACAATTACATCTCTACCACGATTCGAGAAGACAAATGTCGATTTTTCCGGTGTGATGGACAAGATTGACTCGATCGAAGACTTCTTTGAAGAACTAAAAGGATACATAGACGTTGCAACAGAAAAGAGTAGTAGTAAATACTCTCCAAATATTGATGCAACAAAGCAAGAAATCCTCAATGTTTTGGAAGAGAAGATCAAAACTATCAATGATTTACTCATGGATATCAAAGAAAGTAGTGTTTCCCTTGATCTAGGCAAGCTTGATAAAGTCCGACAAAAACAAATTGAACCCAAGGAGGAGAAAAAAGAAGAAGGGTATAAGCCAGATATGGAAAGAATAATGAGGAGACTTACTATCAGAGACTTTAAGAGGAAAAAATAATCATGATTGACTATATAAAAACATATACAAAGTCCGCCGTTGTTGCCGTCTTTGTGTTTTTGCTTTCATTCGGGCCCTATATATCGCTCGCACAGCAAACAACAATACGGCCGTTGCCTATCAGTACATTTACTGGATTGCGCGACACACCAAACTCATATACCGGAGATGCTCTTGATCTAGTACGGGTAAACGCAGCAGGGACAGCACTGGAATTTTTCACAGGTTCTTCTTCTTTTGCCTCTACTCTTGCAGAAGTTTCAGCATTTTCAAACACCACAGCAAAATCCCTCTACCAAATGACCTCTGGTGCAAACCCAGAATTTCGTACATCAGATGGAAGTACGCTTACATATTGGGATAATGCGAATAAGAGATTCGGTATCGGAACAAGTACACTAGTAAGAAAAGCCTCTATTGTAGACACAACTGACGCCTCTCTTTATATTAGAAGAAACACAACCACAACAGGAGACTACTCAGAGGTGCTATTTCAAACAAGTACATCTGACTTATATGCAACAGGTATACGTTCGCAACGTCTAGCTACTGGTTTTTCTGACTTGCTATTTCTAGGGCAACAAACAGCAGGTTCTACATATGCGACACTCTATGAAATAGCTAGATTTACTGCACCAGGTAACTTTGGGCTTGGTACAGGAGCCACTGTTTCTGCTAAACTTCATGTAAACGCCCCTGGTACAATGTCTACAGTAGCCGATACAGATGGAGCATTGCGATTGGGGGCTTCATCAGTAACATCAGCCTACCTAACAGCTGGTCTTTCAACAAATGGGTATCCTCTGTTGCAAGGAGGGCGAACATCAGACTCAACAGCACAAGCGCTACTCCTTAATCCTTTTGGAGCAAACGTACTCATTGGACACGATGGAGCTGGTTCTGCTCGTCTACATGTACGCTCTACAACTGAACAAGCTCGTTTTGATTACGACTCTGGTAACTATTTTAGAGCAACAGTAGCTTCAACTGGTAGTACAACACTTGACCTTGTTTCTTCTACTCTTTCTTTCCCAGAACTTACAATCAACGACCGTGTACGTGGTTCAGGTGGATTGTTTGTACGTAACTCATTCTTTGCTATAGGAGGACAGGGTATCTCAGACACATCTTTAACAGGATTCTTTGACCGTGACCAACTTACTGACGCAGACCTTACAGGTTCTATCACTGTAAACATCACAGGCGCAGGTACAAACACACCAGCAAACAACTATCTTTTGGTAAACGGCTCTGCTGACTTCACTACTCTAGTTTCAGGAGTAGACGCAACAACATCTCTTGTTGAAATTATTGTTGATACAGGTTCACAGCAAGCAAACTATTCCGCAGCAGTATGGCAACCATATCTCATGACTCGAGGTATTGCTCAAGGTACATATGCAAACAATATAGACGTTCATGTTTCATCAGATGGTGTAAACTGGTATCAAGGTTCTGGGTGGAGCACATCAGACTTCAATACAGACGCTCAAGTAAAAGACATTGGTGGTACACGAGGAACACTTTGGATGGGTTCAAACTCTGTTGTTTCAGGTCTTACAGGTGCTCAATGGAGATATGCACGATTCAGGCTCTCAAGTTTTGTGATTGATGCAGGGTATCCTTCAAATGCATTCCTGTGGATTTCACAGATTGGTATCCGACACTATTCTGCCCCTATGGCAAAACAGTATTTGAATGTACGAGGTCCGAATACAACATATGGAAACTTCGTTCTTGGAACAGGTAACCTTTCACTAACATCTGGTGTTATTCTGCCGCAGTCTGGTAGTGTTTCAGCTCCCTCATATTCATTTACCGCTGAAACAAACTCTGGTTGGTATCGTTCAGGTGCAGGTGTTATAAACTTGTCTGTTTTGGGTACAGCTGTCCTATCAGCCTCAAGTTCAGCTCTTACATCAACAAACGTAATACTAGCTCCATCTGGTACGGTATCAGCACCATCATTCTCTTTTGCTTCAGAGACAAACTCTGGTTGGTATCGTGCAGCAGCTGGGACTATTGGTCTGTCTATTGGTGGTACACAGAAGATTTCTGTTACAGCTGCAGAAACACGTTCAGATAACAACTTCCTTGCTGGTGCGGCTGGTTCAAACCTAACAGTTCTCTCTACGACACCACGAATACAAGGTGTTACAACATCAGGTATAGCAATCTCATCTATCGGAGTAGCAGATGGTACAAACAATAGACGTTTGGGAATGTACGTAAACCAAACAGCAGGAGAACTTGGTATTTCATATACTCGCTCAGCAGGTGCGGTTCCTTTCTACATCAAGGACGTTTCAACAAACAGACTCTTGATTGATATCAACGGAAACGTGGGTATCAACCTTGGAGCAGCGACAACTGCCGATACAAACTTGCATGTTCTTGGTACTGGATTCCCTGTGGGACTCTTTGAAAGACAAGTAACAAACACAAACAGTGGAGGTTCAGCCCTTGGTGTACGTACAACATCGACAGGAGATATGGTTGACGGATTCGGGACAGGATTTACCTTGCAAATTGAAGATACCGCAGGGGTAGCAAACCCTATTGCAAACTTCTTTGCTTCAAGAAACGGAGCAGACAATACAGGAAAACTTGCAATCAACGTATATAACGCTGGTTCTGTAGTTGAAGCTATCACAGCCCTCAACACTGGAAGTATTGGTATGGGTGCATCACCACATGCATCAGCACAGCTTGATGTTACATCGACAACAAAGGGATTCCTCCCTCCGCGCATGACTGCCACACAAGCAAGTGCAATTACACCAGTGGATGGACTTATGCTCTATGTGACAGATACCAACGGAACATTTACAGCTGTTGGATTCTGGGGGTATGAGAATGGTGCATGGGTAAAACTATAAAATAATCAAATACTTATATGAAAATAATCACAAAACAAGTAGAAGAGACAGTCCAGGAAGATGTATATGAGAACGAGGTGTACATGGGGACACGAGAGGTCACAAAATTGGTTGAAAAAAGATTCTTCTCAATCCCACAACCGGACAAGATCATTGAAGAAGAGGTTTACCTGGCAGAATTGCAACAGGAAAAATTGCTATCAGAGCAAGTAATCATACAAGCTCAAGAGAAAATCGCCGAAGTAGAGACTAAATTGGAACAAGGGGAGGAATTATTAACACAAGAATTAAAAAAGTAAACACTCTTGTGATAAAATATAAGAGCTTTATTAAAAAAATAATCAACAAAATAAATATGAAAAACATCATCATTTCATTCGTAGCAGGGGCAGTACTAGTATCAACAGCATATCTTGGGGTTGTCTTCTTTAAGTCAATCAAAGCAATCAACGCGCATGAAGCGACTTTGGTTGAGATTGTTGACTTTTTGAACAAACAAATTGAAGGAGGACAGAGAGCATCTGTACCGGTAGAAGTAGCTCAATAGAACAACATGGAGATCCAGGATCAAAAATTCTATGACATTCTCCTAGAAATCAAGGGTCGCCTTGGTGGTATTGAAAGTGAACTCCGGGGCCACAAGGAAGCGCACCGAGATATCCGAGACATGATCAAGAATAAGGAAGAGACCCTGGGTGAACATGACGATCGTATACGGTCTATAGAAGATTTTAAGACAGGGATTAAGGCAAAGGTTGGAGTAATTGCGACTATATTCTCAATCGTGGGAGCAATAGGAATAGATATTATTAAGAGGATAGTAAGTCAACTATGAAAACAAAGAAGGTGGAAATTAAGGGGGGATTGAAAGAGCTACCACATGATGATAGGGATTTTGTCTATGAGAAAGTATTTGGTTCAATAAAACCATCTTTTCCAGAATCATTCTTTGTTTCAAGCCCTTTGAAGATAAAGGATCAAAAGAGTACAGACTTCTGTACCGCTTTTGCCGTTTCATCTACACTAGAAGATACAGAGCATATTGAAATAAACCCTGTATACAACATGAAGAATACTCGCATACTTGATGGGAAACAGTCAGAAGACTGGGGAGCAGACTTGCGTACAGCCTGTAAGGCAGCCGTGAAGTATGGTGCTATTGAGGAGATGTACTATCCTTTTCCAGATAAAGACCTGGTGAAAGATAGAGACTTCCTTATTCATGATAAAAACTGGCCAGGAGATCTGGATCAGCTCGCATGGAGTCATGCTCAAAATTCTTTCTTTCGTGTTGATGTAGGCTCATTTGATGCCTTTGATAACATGAGGATGGCAATGCTCAAGCATAAATCATCTATCGTGACTGGCTCAATTTGGTATGACTCATGGACTAAAGTCCCTAAAGGGGTTATCGGAGAGAGCAAGCCAGAAGGATCTGTTGGCGGACATGCTTTCAAATTGTTTGGGTTCATTACCATAGAAGAAAAGGAGTATCTTGTGGCCCAACTTTCAAATGGCACAAGTATTGGAGATGATGGGGTATTCTATTTTCCACGATCAATTGTGAATGAATACTTCACTTTTGGATCATTTATGTTCACTGATATGCCAAAGGACAAGGCTCTTGTATATCAAGGGGCAGGTGTGAATATGGGTGACTCGTCATTGGTCAGGTCGCTAAAAATGTCACTATTTATAATTAAGAAATTACTATCATGAGTCCAGAAGAAATGAAGACATTATTTATAGAGCTTGTAGACGACGAGGATCTCTCTGATGAGACAATGCTTGTGCTTTTCAATAAGGCTAAGAACCTACTGGAGCTCGAGGCAAAACCACCTTTCTTGGTTGCAAAGGATACTTCCCTATCAGGAGCGGTTGGAGATACATACCTCATAACAAAAGCTTTGCCTACTGATTTTCGATTTATGAAGAAGCTCTATTACGATACTTTGGAACTAAAACCAAAGTCTTTTATAGACAGTATCATGTACAAGGATAGTGCGAACTATTACTTTATCGACCACGCGAACAGGGTGTTTTCTCAGTCTGGTAGGGTTGGAAAAGCATCAACGTATACTCTCTTCTATCAGAAAAAGACACCAGATATAACTGATCTTACCTCAGCAGTGGCAACGATTGTGCTTTGGCCATCAGAATTTCATGCTCTCATTCCTTTTGAAGCAGCCATGATCTACCAACAAACAATGGATGGTGATGATCTAGCTTTCCGGCTCTCAGCTGGTCAGGAGAAGCAATACAACACACTCAGAGAGTCTTTTATGAGCTACAGTGCAGACCTTGCGCTTGGTGACGATGATGACACTATGGGATACGATGAAGAGCAGGTACCGTTTGATATAGGAAGGATGTAATACCATGATTATACAAAAGATAAAAACATTCATATACGGTATTGTCTCAAGTGTTGATGAGGATACCGCCCCACGGGGAGCAGCTGTTGATTCACTCAACTGGCTCACTGAGGGTGACAAAATCGAGCTACGGCGTGGTAGTCGTATTCTTGGTGTTGAAAATATGGGTGCTGGTCGTGCGACAGGGATCATAAAGGTGGTAGATGCAAGCAAAACAGACCAACTGTTCGGATCATACATGAAAAAGCTTGTCCATTTCAACCGTACAACAGAGGTATTTGACGAGATAGGCTCAGATATTCTCGGGGATGCAGTTATTCAAGAGGACGGATACGGTGAAGACATCTCACTGGCAGAATATACCGGGCTTGCAGGAAACCAACTTTGGGTGAATAGTCCAAATATTTCTGGATTGTATAAAATCATGGTGGCAAACCCACTCAATGCAGTCAATCAGTATGATGCAACAAAGAACTACAAGGGACATATCTCAATTGATACAAACAGAATGTTTCTCTGGGCCAGAAATGAGGATCAGACGGGTATTTATGGATCCTATATTGACTCGCTTGCATTTACCACAGTCACAGCAGAGGTGCTTGGTACAGGTGATGCAGTAGAAGATACCTTTGCCGGGACACTCGCTTTCAAGGGAGGTGATGCAAAGAGAACTTGCTTTGCCGTGGAGGTAACAGATGGTGTGGAAACCTTTTCTGATGACTCAAACGGTGTTCTTACAGGTAATCTTGGCGGTACAGGGACAATCAATTACGCAACAGGGGCAATCTCTGTTACTTTCAATACGCCTCCTGGAAACCTTACAAACGTGGTCGTGGATTATCAATGGGAAAATTCAACGAATACTGGTATTGCAGACTTCACAGAAAGTGCGCCACGCACAGCAGGACAAGGATTTGTCTTCCGGCAAGATGAGGGAGGAGGAGAAGTAAAGACAATTAAAAACTACAAGAATATCTATTATTGTTTCCATGCAAAGAAAACCTGGACACTCAATCTTTCATCAGATGACACAAACGCAGAGAACCTTCCATTCCGTACCGCGGTAGGAATACCAAACCTCAATGCAGCGGTTGAGACAGAGGATGGTATATTCTATATTGAAGATGTTACAAGTAATGATCCAGCAATTAAAAGGCTTTCATATGATTCAGGGGGGAATGAAGAGGTTCTACCGGTTGACACCTCTGAGAAGATAGACCTCAAACCATTTCTATTTGATAGATCGTTCGGATTTAGATACGGGATATACGTTATATTCACTTGCCGGACAACAAATAGCACTGTAAATAACAGGATGCTTGTCTACAACAGACGATTTGACTCCTGGGATATGCTTGATTATCTATCAAACGGACTTGCAGAATACGACGGAGCGCTCATATCAGCAGATAGCATCTCAAGCAATTTTACAGAACTATTCTCAGGAGAAGATGACGACGAGTCAGAAATTCCAAACTACTGGATAGGAGACCTGGACGATCACGAGATTGAAGGTCTCAAGAAGACTAAAAAATGGTACCAGAGGGGTGAAATTGGGCCAGATCAAGAGATAGAGATATATCACTCATACGACGACGGAAACTTTATCTATATTGGTTCAATCGTAGGAGATGGAGAATATGTGGACACATCACAATCAGTCAATGTTGGTTCTCTCACGCTTGGTCGTGGAGAGCTAGGAGGAGGAGGAGACGGACGTGTTGCGTACACATATGAAAGATTGTTCAAAATCAGAACATCAAAGTATGAAAGAGTGAAAGTAAAATTTGTGGCAAAGAAAATAGGATATGCCAGTGTTGCAGAATATGGATACTGGGACATCAGGTTCAAAGGTCAAAAGGTACCACGAAAATACCGTGGATAACCAAAAAAACATTATAAATATATAGTATAATAAGTATATGAAAAATAATTTTGTAAAGGGAATCGCCGCCATTGCAACCCTGGTTCTTTTTGCTGGTCTATTCTTTTTCTCAAGTGGGATAAGAATAAACTATCAAGATGTATTAGGGGCAAGCGTACCAACGCCTGTTGCTCTATTTGAAACATCACTTGCAAACTCAATCAGCTCGTCAGCTACAAGCATGACACTGGTGTCGGCAACTGATAAAGAAGGAAACGTATTCGCAGGAGAGACATACGGATTTATTATTGATGAAGGAACAGCAAATGAGGAATTTGTACTTGCAACATGTACAAGTACATCGTGTACAAGCATGACACGAGGGGTATCTGTCCGAACAGGTAACACCTCAGTAGCTTCTTTGCAAAAGTCACACCGTCGTGGAGCCTCAGTAAAGATCACTGATGCGCCACTTCTTCTAGTGGCAAGCCGGATGCTCAATGGTACAGAAACTATAACAAACAAGCTTTCATATACATCAAACCCTACCTTTATTGCTGGCTCAAACGAGCTTGCATCTGTAAAGTATATTGATGATATCGCTATTGCCGGATCACCAGACTCAACGACCTCTACAAAGGGTATCGGTAGAGTATCTGTGGCACCTGCATCAGCATCAATCCCTATATTCGTTGGAGATAATGATCCACGAGTACCATCACAAGACGAAAATAACGCTCTTGTGGGAACTTCTGGTACACCATCTACAAGTAATAAATTTGTCACAAATGACGATACAAGTAACACTATCGTTGCAAACAAAGTTGCTAGATTTAACGCAGGTGGAACTGGTATAACAGGATTACCACCAGCTGTTGATGTTCAAGAGTTTCTAGTAGACGGTACATGGACAAAACCATCAGGAGCTAAGGCTGTCCGAGTTCTTGTGATGGCTGGAGGAGGTGGTGGAGCAGGTCAAGCTTCTGCTTCTTCAACCACAGGAGCATCTGGTGGAGGAGGTGGTGCGTTATCTGATAAAATACTTGTCGCTGATGACCTGGCTTCTACTGTAGCGGTTACTGTTGGAGCAGGGGGTACTGCAGGAACTGGAGCTTCTGGTGGAGCTGGAGGTACTTCTAGTTTTGGTACACACGTTCTCTCTTATGGAGGAGGTGGTGGTTTCAAAGTAAACTCAACTACACCATCATCTGGTGGTGGTGGAGGAGGAGTAGGTTCTGCTGGAGCAACGGGTCAAAGTAACGCATCGTCTCTTGGTGGTTTCCCAAACAACGCAACCGTTGGTCTTCCTGGTGCAGGAGGAGGTGGGGCAGGTGGAGTTAATAACTCAGCTGGATTAGCCGCTGAGTACGGAGGAGGTTCTGGAGGAGGTTCTGGTTCTTCAGTTGGTCAAGCTGGTGGTGATTCTCTTTACGGTGGTGCTGGAGGAGGAGCTGGAGGAGAAATCGGACAAACTGGTGGAGCTGGAGGAAACAAGGGTGCTTCTAATGGTGGAGGTGCCGCTGGAGGTGCAGGAGTTGGTTCTGGTACAGCAAACCCTGGTTCTGCTGGTACTGCTGGCGACATAGGAGCTGGTACAGCTGGTCAAGGTGGTGGTGGAGGAGGTGGTACAGGAGGTGGAGTTGGTGGTGCTGGTGGTGCTGGAGGCTTTCCTGGTGGTGGAGG